TACCTCTCGTAAAAGAATATACCAAACTCCATCTACTTTCTTTTTACTTAAAACTTTAAACCCTGATTTTCGTTCATATAAAACTTCTTTTTCATCTAGTCCGAGCTGACTAATGTCCCTTCCTTTCTTTGAATTTTGAATACAAATCACAATTTTAGCTTCTTCATTATATCCTTCCTCTTTCGATGTACTCCAGTATTGATCTATAATGATTTCTTTCTTTTCAACAAATTCTTCCACGCATTTTATTATTCTTTCTTCACAATCTGCATAACTAGAAAAATCAACCGCTCTAACTAAATTCCCTTCGTATTGTGGCACTTTCGTTAATGCCGAGTCTAAATGACTGACAAATTGTTGATCTTTTTCTGGAAGTTTCTGTGGGTCTTCACATCTTCTCAGCAGATCATTGATTGTATAAGACTCAAAACTTTTATATTTCATTAAAGCGCTCAATTCATCTTCATCTAATTGAATTTTATCATTTCTGCTTTGTGCTTTCAACTGCTGCCACGATTCAAAATCAAGTCCATGCTCCGAATACGTATCTAGCCATTTCTCATAATCATTATCATCCATATGAGCCGCTGTACTACAATGACAATACGGATGCATTGGCGGGGCATTTTCTCCGGGCATCATATCCTCGACTTTAAATACCTTTCCATCCAATGATCTGCATTGACTGCATGCATCCGCTTTCTCACATGCTATGTATTCATACTCTTCAAAGCCATTCTGTATAAACGACTGTTTCTGGGCTTCTGTCTGAACTCTTGCAAGTTCTGTAACCATCAGTCTCATTGCGTTACTCTTGCTGACTCCAAATCGTTTTTCTAAATGTCTCGCAAGTACGCTTGGGTGTTTCCCTTGGATCAACCCTTCCTGAAGAAGCTTGTCGATTTCTGATTTCAGCATTGACTGGTGCGCCCAGATACGTTCGGACCACGTTGCGTTTTTGTAAGATGCGTCAACGATCACTCTTGCCTTTTTCGCATTATCATTAATCGTCTTTCCTAGTATACCTGCTTGTTTCCGCATTTCTTCCTCAGTTCGCTGTGTGAACACATCTCCAAACATCTTCTCTATCTCATCATAGCCACCTACCAAATGCATTCCTATGTTGGCTTTTAACAATTCTAATCGATTGATCTTCATTGCTGCATTATAATATCGCATCTCATCATTGGCTTTCTTCGAGAGGTCCTTATTCTTAACATAACGTTTTGCTTTCTTGGCATATGCTTCAATATCAATCTTGGCGATCCGCTTCTTGGCTTCTGCCATCGTGATTCCCTCTGCTTTAGCATACTTCACATAGAATCCGTTGATCTCTTTTTCTATGTTATCAAGCATATTAGCATAGATATCATCCAGTTTTTTCTGATATTCTGCTTCATTTTTGATATTTTGCTTTCTCTGGCGTTCTTCACGCTCTCTCCAGTAGTTCTTACTACTCATTTGTCTTATCTCCAAACATCTGCTGCATTACTACATCTTTTGGCTTCTCCTCTTCTTTGTCTATACGCTCAATCTCTGTCTTCGGATTATCCACAACACTTAAGACTCCGAGCTGTGTTTCTTGTGACACAACACCAGAAAGATTTTGTGCGATCTGACTTTCTTCTAATAGGTTTGCTGGAACATTTGGTGTGAATTTATAATGCAACTTCACCCAATCATCTTTTTTCATAGCATTTCCAGGATTGCTAAAGATCAGCTTATATCTTCGATTCATTCCAGAGGTAAACTTTCGTTCTTTGGTTTTTCTAAGGTTACTCATTCCCTGCAATTTATATGCCATTGCAATACCCGAACTTGTTCCAAAATTTTCATCTGAAATATTGGCTACCATGGCAATTAAAAATATCAGGTTTTGTAATCGATCAAGTAAGTTTTCCTGCGTCGTGTCTCCGTTTGGTTTCTGTAAGAAATCAACGATTACACTTTCGCCATCCCCATCAAAGTTGATCACACGGTCTGATCTAATATGTTTCAATTCATCCTCATCTAGCAAAGTCCCTATAATTTTCAAATATGCATCTGCAAAATAATCTACATCATTGGCTTTTTCACTAATTGCTTTGTTGAATGCATTGATTATGGACATCACCGGTTCGAATATTCCTTGGCATTCTTTATTTTCACGATATTCCGTAGCTGGAACCCCATTAAAATAATGTAATTGTTCTTGTTCATTCCAAACAATCTTTCCTTTTATAGTAAACCATCGAACTTTTTCTTGGTCCGATACACTTCCATGCAAGACATTATCCTCATCCCTATATAGCCGAACAAAATAGCGTTCACGTTTAAGTACCGAATCATCATAGATCATAAACGCTTCTGTTGGATCTAAATATATAATTCCGACGTTTCCATCTTCATCGTTATAATACATTTCGTACCCTTTTCCATAAATAGAGCAAATCTTAGACAATTCTGCATTGTTGTCATCCTGATCATTATACTGATCAAGGAATTCTATGTATTTTTCAATCGTTTCCTCTCCACCATCTACTATGATTTTGATTGGATTTCCAATGAAATACCCGTTCATTGTGTCTACAATGTATTTTGCAAAGTTTACAGCAATACGATTATCGGGTTTCCACTCTGGTTTCGGTTTTTTGTGAAAGATTGGGAAATCTGTTTCGTATGCATCTTGTAATTGTTTATACCGAAACGTGCTTTCTGCAGCATGCCTTGCGATAAACCGACTCAACTTCGCATCTGTTAGTTCTTCGTCTGGCGATATCCTATAAATTTCTTTACGCATCATATTCCTCCTTTCACTTTTGTGTTTAGTCTTGGTTTCTGCTTTCGTTCTTCTTCGATTGAATAACGTAACATGGCCATTGCATCATCAAAAAATGGAACTGGCTCATCTAGATAAGTATTGGTTCTCTCATCTTTCTTCCACTTCCATTGCTGTATTTCTTTAATTGTATTTACACACGTTGGATAGATATGTATCCTATGTTGTTTCAAATAATCAATCTGAGCACTGACACTGTTTGGCTCTTTTTTTACTCCTTTTGCTCTGTATCCTGCTTTCTTCCACATCTTGATACGATCTGGTTCCGCAGAATCACACCACATACGAAGCTTCTTATTGAATCTCCCTGCTGCCTTTTTGATAATTTCTTCTGTGTCCATTTCGTAGACATAAAGTTCCTGACACAAGTACAGATCGCCATCTTTGAATCCAACCTCCCCAATACAGTTTGCATGGTTAAATCCAAAGTCCTGTGCATTTACCATGTAATCAAAGCGTTCTGGTGTACGATCAAATTCTTCTATGACATAATTTTTAAGGATTAATCCTGCAACTTCTCCCCATTCGCCTAGACCATAGACTCTATATCCTTCTGGATCTACTTCTTTACGTCTTAGCATTCGTCTGTGGTATGCTTCATCAATAAATCGGTTCTTTTCGTAAGTTGACTGGTGTGTCAGTACGTCGGAATCAGCACGATCAAAGAACACTTTCTTGATCCAGTGGTGTGCTGACACAGGGTTAAATGTCATCCTAATCTGATAGAACTGCCCTTCTGGCAATTCACCTCTCAATCGGTCATCAATGATCTCAAAATCTGACTGTGTGATCTCTGTCGCTTCTTCTATCCAAACATCGGTGAGTTTTCCTCTCTTGAAGGTAATGGACTTCAGCTTTTCTCTCTGTCTTTCATCGTTCACGCCTCTGAATATGATCTGATTATGATTGTTTTTGCATTCTATGATCATATTCGATGCGTTGATGTACCAGTATCGTTTATACTGTTCTCCGAACATACGAAAAATAGCACCCTGCAATTCTGCAAAAGTGCTATCTCTATTTGTTACATCTGCTTTTCGAACACATAAAAGATTGCGGCCAGGATCACTCATGAGTCTTAGGATATAATGTTGTGCTGTATCCATACTCTTTCCGGATCCGGCAGAACCTTTCATCACAATGTATCGCTTTTTACTGCGATCAACCTCTTTAAAACAAGGATTGGCCTGTACTTTTATGTTCATCCAGTATCATCCTCACCATAGTCAATTATAATATTCAGATCCATGTCAGTTTCTAGTTCAACCTTATCTTTGAACATTCCTAAGTGTTTTCCAAGCAATTCAAGAGCTTTCATTTTGTCGTTCAATCGAACTTCTCTTTCGATCGACTTTCCTTTTGCTCCGTCCGTTTTTTTCACTTTTACGGATTGAATACACGCCAGATCATCCTCTGACGCATCTTCTTTGACAGAGGCGTCTTTTGAATTAATTACATTGTCTGGATTTACAAAAGCTATTCTTGCAAGTTCTTGAATAACCCTGTCTTGGTTAATGCCTGTTCTCTTTGATCTTTCGGCAATCGCTTTTGCAATAACTTTTTGAATACTAACATTTGCTAACAGTCTTGCTCCTTGTTCATTTGCAGTTTTGGGCGAGTAGCCAGCTCTGATCGCTGCCTGAGTGGCATTTAAGTCGATCAGATATTCTTCGCAAAATCGTTGCCGCTTTTCGCTTAATGCCATCAGGTTCGCTCCTTTCTACCAGGTCGCTTCAGCTTTTATTCTGTAAACATCCAGTCATTAGCCAGCATATCCGCTTGGCTTGCCAGCCATCCCATCTGCACACCAGAGCTGCCGATAAACACAATTGCCTTATTTCCAATATCTTCATGATCACAGTTCACAAGGTAGCCGTCTGCTGCCTTGAACGAAATGCACGTTGCAAGTTGAATATACTGATTCTTCCCATTCCAGCCTCTTCTTTTGACTTTTAGTCCATGTTTCAAGTATTTAACAGCATCCTCAAAACCAAATGTAGCTATTCCACCAAGTGCAGGACAGTTTACTAAAGTTGCAAAATCCCATTCGTTGGATAGAATATTAGAAAGTGTATACTCAACCCTCTCTGTCTCCCTAATATCAAGTACTTCTCCATCCTTTGTATGCATCATTACTGTTTTTTTATCATTATCCCAACACCAGTATCCGCCCCAAGATGGAAGTTTTACATTGTGTCCTTCTTTCATTGATCTAAACGCATCTTTAAAATTCATATCTCGTTCCTTTCTAAATTTAGGCACAAAAAGACCCGGGGTCCGAAGATCACCCGAGTTCGTTCATAAGTAAAAAGAAGAGGACTAATTATGAATATTCATTCATCATTTTTCCTTAGCTTATATATTAAACCTTTTTCCTACGACAGTGAGCGACATTTATTCATTTTCTGCAAAAAATCTTTCATTTCTCTTCTGCAGATTCTTTTCATTGTACGCAATCTTTCTTTTAGGATGCATGGCATTCATCCTATGTGCTACCTGTGTCCATGTCATTCCATCAATATAATACAGTCGGAAAATAGTTCTCAATTCACTTTTTTCGATGCTGCTTATATACTGTTCTACTTGATTTGTTAATTCTAAAAGTTCATTCTCTTTTTCAGTCAACATAGCTTTTCGTTTATTGAGCAGCAGTTTCTTTCTGCTAAGTTCTGGTACTGGCATACCTTCCACCACAAAATGTTGTATTCCACCCATGCCGCCGCTTACTGTGTCTTTTACAGTTCCTTCTTCTGCAATCTTCCAGATCTGCTTTTCAGTCTCTGTGATTCTTCTCCTTAAATCTTTAATTTCTTCTTTCATGTCACAATACTGGATCAGTACGTTCTTGTCCACGTTCTCCCCTCCTGTTACGATTTATTATGTGCTGCCTTATCCGATCTGTCATCTCCTGGTACTCTTGTTTGTATTGCACCCGATCGGCACAAATGCCCATGCAGATTATCTCTGCACAGGCTTTGCATGGATCCGTCATATTCTACGTCCACCTTTTCGTTTTAACTGGTGTTTTCTTATAATCTTCTGTCGTGTCTCAGAATAATACGGATGTGATTCTTTTTCTTTTCTTCTTAGTTCCTGCTCTTTTAACTTCCAGGACAGATACTTCTCGCATCCTGTTTGGCAAGCAACTCTCTTTGCTTCATGTGCCCGATCTTTACAAGTCAAGCACGGACAATCTTTGTATGCCATTTATGTATCACTCCTTATAATTTGTTCAGTGGGCATCTATCGCATATATCTTTACATTCCTGATTAAAATTCGGAATCATTTTGGTATATATGCAATAATCATCACACATCTCTTGCTTTACTTCTTCCAGGATGCCTGTTACTGTCTTCACTCTCTCATGATCCTCTTTCACGACACCTGTAAGATTCTCTGTTATTGTCATAACTCATCCCTCTCTTTCGCTGCGGCACAGAGTGACATCACTGCCACTCCTGCTACTGCTCCGATAAATAATCCGCTTAAAAATCCAATAATCATATTCTTAACACCCCTCTATTTCAAATATAATGTTAAATTTTGCATAATCGCTCCAAGCACCAAAAATTTAATAGCGTTATAATGATCTTTTTTTATATCGTTATAAAAATACATTCCATAACACATAATCATTACTATCAACTCTATTATTTGCACCACTATTCCACCTCTTTCAGTTGTTCTTCCAAACAATGTTTTAATGCATATATGATTGTATAATCTAAAGGACTAATCTTTTGCGGATCATGTTCTGCCCTATACTCATACTTAAATATCTCTGATTCTAACGCACTACTTAGCTTAATTGGTTCCAACGGATTCTCAATATCATCAAGATACTGTGCTTTCATCTTTTTCTTGTATTCTCTCAACTCTTTCAGTTCTTCCAACCACTCTGCAAGTTGCTCATGCTCTCTCGCACATTTGATACATCTGTCAAGTTCTTCATCGTCTGGGTTTGCATGGCACAAAAACCCCTCATTATATTTATTTGTCGCTATATCTTTTGCGTGCTTAATAGCTTCTTCTAAATTCATATTCTCTTCTCCTTAACTTTCTTTAACTTTTCACACCAGACGCATCCCTTATCACACTTGATGCGAATCTTTAACTTCTGCTGTTTATCCGGACATAACTTCATTTCATTGATTCTTTTGCCTGTGATCTCACAGATGTAGCCTTTAAATTCTTTCTTGTTTACCATTATTTTTTCCTCCACGCCATCACTACATCGTTCTTTCTAAGATCTAATTTAATGTTGTTTTCTTCTCTGA